TGTCGGTCCTTGACGGTTGTCCTTCGGATCAATGCTATAGTCCCGCCCAAGGGCATTCGTGCCCTCTATCTGTTTAACAGCATACCAGTTTCCACGTTCATCCTGCTTGACCTCTCCAACTTGAGACTGCGCCGAAGCAGACAACTGAGGTCCGTCGTCATCGTCACTGCTACTAGAGGATCCACCTCCTCCACCGCCGTTGGTCTCAAATACTATTGCATTCCAAAATAGAGGTACCCCAAATAGATCCTGTTTCATGCTATCTTCCTATGCCATTTCTCGTTACGAGTAGATCCGTTAGGATATACCCGCAACCCCTTGCCAATTTCTACGTCAGGATAATGCTTGAACATAAATTTCTGAATATCCCGTATGAACTTTATAACCTCTCGTCGTCCTGCACGACACTGGAACTTCGGAAAAAATAAAATCCCCTCCTCACGAGAATAAACGTCGTCCCCGTTCCATGAATCCAACTCTAACTCTTTTTCTGTAAAAAATCCATAGGTAGCAAACCCTATCAAATCTTCGCCACGCTTGTGTAATAAAATCTTGTCATGCTTCACCGCGTAATAAATAGAGTTCCTGTTCTGCCATACAGTGGTCTTGTCGTAAAATCTATCACGTAACACCAACTCCATAACTTGACCAAGTACTCTATGATCCACGTTTCGCCCTCAACGCTGTTGAATGCAGCATACAACAAACCCAAATGAAAATATACCCGCGATTTTTTTGGAGGCCTGGGACTCCTTCCAATGAAAATATACACGAATGAATTTATAAAACCTTGTGTGTCAGCGAGTTCCACACAACCACGCGCCGCTGTCAAGGGGGGCACCCCGATTTAATTTTTTTATGATCGTCTCCGATCGGTCGGAGTAACCCCCGTCCGACCTTCAGCTGCTGGCGATCGAGGCTAATAGGCTACTTGGATTTTCTTGGTCGGAGGGCTTGACTACTTGTAAAAATTCATTCATACTTTTAAGTATGAAGCATGGTGCTTCATCTTTGAAATGATCAACAAAAAGGGAAATGATCATGAATTTTTTATCTAACCAGAATGGCATTCTAAATGTCGAAACCGATCTTAACAAGCTAACTAGATTAGCTGAAGCAGTCAAAGACGCAATTCCTGCTCAAGATTATGAGTACAAGGTAAATGACTTAGAGGCTCTTTTAAAAGAACTTCACAAGGTGATTGTTGCAGGTGCTCAAGCAATTGCACATGACGCACAAGTTGCTCAAGAACTTGCAGAATATCGTGAGAAAAAAGCATCTCGTGAAGGCGCAGAAGCCAGAGCAAATATCGAAGCAAAACGTGCTTCTTAATCTAAACCATAGCGCCCTCAATATTGGGGGCGCTTTTTACAAGGAACTAATAAAATGCCCAAAGTAACTAAAGAACAAATAGAGGCCTTGCACAAAGAGGCGTTCGATCTGGAAAATAAAGCAGATAGCTTACGTCAAGACTTAATCGATCTACAATGGAATATTAACGCACTTATGCATCCAGAGGAGGAGGAATAATGAATATTCAACAATTCGCAGAAGTTCTAGAACTTGCAACCGATCTTGAAGCTAATGGTGATTATAAGACTTCTTATGAATACCTAGTAAGCTTAAAGAAGGATATTGAAAACACTCTTAAAGAGCGCATTCAAGAAGTTGAAGCACAAGCGATAGAACTTCAATTAGCTGAACGTGTACATTCACACTATCAGTATAGAGCACCTAATAAAGCGCAATACATTGCTTTACATGGTGCTAAAGCTTTTGAAGCTAACGCAACCGAAGTCTCTTATTCTAAATTAGAATGGAAGTAGTAGTTTGGATCATAGTGATAATAGCGGTATTTATTGCCGCTATTATTGAGCGTTTAATCATTAATCGGAGAAAAAACAAATGAATGATTTAGCACAATTTACAGGTACTGAAGCATACCATGCTTTTACACCTTTTTATAAAGACGTTCTAACGGACGGTACTAAGTACTTCGCAGAAACTAGACAATGCTTCTGGCTATTTGACGCAATTACTTCTCACATAAATAAAGAAGGTTTTCAGAGCCATGACTTTTTAACTATAAAGATCAAAGCTTCTGATAACGACTTTACCTTAATTATTGAGGACGGAAACGGTAAAGAGCTTGCAAGGCAAACTGGTTGGACGGATCTAGAAGCCGATCAAATGTTTTTTGCGGCCCCTTATGATTACTATGAAAATGGTAAACCTAAGTTCTGCATAATGCTTACAAGTGAATATTAAGGTTTAGTTATGGCATTAAAAAAAGTTTTGTTAGAACAAAAACAAATTGAGCTTCTCTTGGAGGGGCTCAATAAACTTTCCCATTCTGCGTATGAAAACAAAAACCTCGATCAAGATGGTTGGAATGATTTAGCCGACCTTCAGAAGTTATTACACGATATTCGCAAGCTTCCTCAGCATCAGACTTTAGGTGATGTATTAGAACAGCAGGACGCCTATTGGAAAGCCTTATGGAAAATGAGACAATAAACAAAGTTATGAGGGGCGCTTTTAGCGCCCTTTTTTTGTCTGCAGCTTTTCTAAAATTCGGACCTGGTCCTATCATTTCTTTAATATATCTTAATCTATTAAAGACCCACGCGCCGACCTGGAATCGACTATAATTAAATCCCGACCCGACCCGACCCGACGAATCTATGCTTGTATTTTCCGGCGTATTTTAGTAATATTTTTTTAGGCGTTAAGCCTTTTAATAATCAACTAGAGAGGTTCTTTTCATGGAAAAAAGAATAATAAAAGATCAAGGATTATGTCCCGTTATTAAATTAACAGAATGTCATTATCCAGACGGATCATTAGTTAACCATTATAGTGGAGCAGGCGTCGCATTAATCGCGTGCAAAGATAACACTATATTGGATCTTGAATATTTAACTGAAGATCCATTTTCAAATGTAAAGTTTTTAATGAAACATTGGAAAGATAAAAACAGAGTTTACATAGGCATGTGCAGCTGTGTTGAATTTTGCGAACCACAAGAACTAATCTTTGGTAAAAAATTCTCAATGCCTAAGTTAGTTGATCAAATGGACAATCATATGATCAAACACAATTTAACCATGGTTCACTAATATGGTTAATAAACAATTAAACAATGGGGTAATCTATGAAGGTCCGTCGTTAATCGACGGATCACCCATTATAGTGATTGCAACGTACAGCGGACGCAATCGCAAAACTGGTTTAGTCTTACAAACTTACATTCTTTTAAGAGACGTTGATCCGAGATATGCAAGTAAAAGCGGATTAGATTATTCTATTTGCGGCAACTGCACAATGCGGGGTGAAGTAACAGCAGATCCTAAAAGAGTAATTGCAAAGAATAGGCGCTGTTATGTAAACCTGGGTCAAGGAGTTCTTTTAGTTTGGAAAGCATATAGACGCGGAGTTTATCCAAAAGCAGAGACTCAACCCGATAGAATATTATTAGGATTAGATCGAGTTGTTCGCGTCGGGACATATGGCGATCCGGCCGCTGTTCCTGCTCACGTCTGGACGCAATTGTTGAGTGAATGTAAAACTTTCATGGCATATACTCATCAAAAACCATGGCGACCAGACATAGCAATGCAATCTGCTGATAGTTATATTGAAGCTGCAAGCCATTGGTCAGCAGGTCGTAGAACTTTCCGAGCCATTGCAAACATAGGCGAGTTAGACAAAAACAACGAAGTTCTTTGTCCTGCATCCAAAGAGGCCGGATTTAGAACACAATGCGCGAGTTGCAAACTTTGCCGAGGCTCAGTCAAGGCTAAATCAATCGCGATAGTTGAACATTAAATCCTGGGAGCTTCGGCTCCCCTTTTCTTTTCCATAAAATATTTATCTAGATATATAAATAGATCTTGAACTGTATCGAACCGAGATCCAGTAAGCCCCGACCCCGACCCGACTACCCCGACTCCCGACCCGACAACCACGCCCGACGAGACCAGATCCGTCAATCCAAATTCGATCAATCGCGATGCTTGATCCCCCTCAAATAAAAATAGGTGCTTGTGCGAGAGGGTCTTTACTAAGATAAAATTATGCCCACCTCTTGCCCAATATGCTGTGTTCCATGCAACTTGATGTGGCGACAGGTTTACGGAATTACCTTTGCTTACTTTAAGTTCGAACCAAAACGCACGACCATCCCACATGAGATGCACATCAGGAACGCCACCCCCATGTTTGTTTTCAATCCTCGTTGCGAAGCACTTCTTCGGTAAGTTCTGCCTTATCGTGTTCCAAAAGTTCGACTCTGGACCTTTGCTCATTTGTTACATCCTCAAAGTCCCCATCGATGGTGAAAGCTTGGGGGTACTTTTTTTGTAAATCAGCTAACCTTGCGACAATCTCATCTCGGGATAGTTGATCCATTGTGTTTATGTTTTCTCTTCGATCTATCGTTAGACCACCTAAAGCAGACCTGATCTTTTCAGCATTTACAGCAGCAGAAAATTGACCTGCATCTTCAGCACCTCGGGATAGTTGATGAAATCTTTCCAATTGACCCATCAAAGTCACACCATACATACGTTCTTTTTGTTCTCTAAGTTCCCCAATGTATTCGACCACATGAGGGTAGTCTCTACCATTTAACAAAACGGATGCCTGTTTAGCAGCAATGTCTGGGGAAAATCCGGCTTTTCGGGCACAATCAGCATTTGAGTAAACACCCTCT